GTTTCCCTTTGCCAGGGCGTGGGCGGGCAGAAGGTATCTTTCCCCCAGGCACTTTCTGCCGGGGACGACCTTGCCCTGCTTGCTTCCATGAGAGAATGCACGAAGAACGGGAACCCGGAGAAAAAAGAAGGCTTTTACCAGTACAGCGCGGCGTGGGATTCCAAGCACAGGGTAACGCTGGAGAATGGAAAAACGGCGAGGCTGCTGTTTTCCATGCAGGAAATGCAGGACGGAGGTGAACCGCTTTAATGGATACGCTCAAAGGCAAGCAGATCATGGTATGGACTTTCATGGGAAATGCCCGGATGTATGAAGCCCTCTGGGACTATGGCGACCGCATCAGCCAGATCGGGCTGTTTTCTTTTAAGGTAAGAGCAACCGGGGAAATCTACGAAACCGGGGTTGCCATCTCAGATATGCTGACCTACATCAACAAATGGCCCCACATCAAGTGGCTGCTGACCGTGGCCAATGACGGGGCAAACAGCATCTTTAGGGCGCTCCGGGATAACACAGACGGGGCGCAGGATATGTTCCTCTCAGAGCTTATCCGTATTATGGAGAAATACCCCTGGTGTGACGGGGTTGACATCGATCTGGAAAAGGGGGACGGCTATTCCACCCATGAAGCGTCCACCACCATGTTCCGCAATATTTACAACACGGTCAAGAATTATGACGCCACAAAGCAGATGAATATCTGCCTGCCGGGGATGACTTCCGTCAATGGTTCGGTGGGCGGAGAAAACTGGTGTGTCTACGGCGACCTGAATCCATACTGCGATACCGCCTCCATCATGTCCTACGGCATGGCATGGGCAGGGAGCGCGCCGGGGCCGGTTTCTCCCCGTTCCTGGCTGGAAGGTATTTATGATTACGCCGTCCAGGTCATGGACCCGGACAAGGTCTTTCTTGGGATGCCCGCCTATGGCTGGAACTGGCAGATTTACGATAAGCCGGAGAACCTGGGAAAGACCTACCAGGGAACGTCCAATACCTACTATGCCGCCAAGTTGTGGATGACGGACGGCTACAACTTTACGGATGATGCCCCTCCCCAGCCTTTTATCCCCATCGTGGCCTATTGGGATGATTACGATAAAGTCCCTTATGCCTTTCCCCAGGTCTATGACTATATGGAGGGACCGGATGCCGTCTCTTACGAATACCCGCAGCTTGCGGGAACCTATAACCGCAGGAACTACCTAACTGCCTATGTAAAGGAGCAGAAGGCGGAGTTTGGGACTATCCTCATCGACCGGGATGCCGGGAACTATTCTGGCGCATCCGGGATTGTTTCCATTGAAAACGGTGTGGCGACGCTGGGTGATGCCGGTTCCGTGACCTACAGCTTTACCGTGGGTACAGCGGGGACCTATGACGTGGCGGTGCGCATCTGCTATCCGTTCTGGGATAAGAACGGCATCTATATCTCCCTGGACGGGACGCAGAAGCATTTCACGGAAAGCCGCCTGTGGTGGCCGTACTGGAGGAGTACCTTCTGGACTTCTCTTGCCAGCGGCGTTTCCCTTTCTGCCGGGACGCATACTGTGACCGTCTCTGTGGATGTCAAGGGCGTGCAGTTTTATGGGTTCCGTGTCTGCTCGGCCTTTTCTGAAGGCCCGTCTGCTGGGGAAGCAACCTTTGCCCTTGCGCCCAGGAGCTTTAAGGATGTGGACGGCAACATGGCGGTGCCAGACAAGGGCTTCAAGCTGACGCTGGAGATGCTCCGCAGGAAACCGGATTCCGCCCTGGTGTGGTATGAGGACTTCCGGGACTATGGCGTGCTGGAGACCAACTACTGGACGGCGCTGTCCGGCTCCTGGTCCGTGTGGCGGTCAGAGGAATATTCCA